GGACATCAAAAAACAACTCGCCAGCAGGAACTTCTATATTCTTGACCTCTATCAATGGACTGCCTTCAATCACCTGAGTTTTTGCCCAATACGCATGGATTAAGTCTTGAGTTAGTGCAAAAAATAGCACAGGGCGATCTTGCTGAAATAGCTTCTCTTTGCGTAGCCCAACATGAATGGTGGGATAGTGGCAGTAGTCCCAGCCACGAACTTCTACTTCAATATAACCAACTAACTTATCTGCTCTATATACGAGCAAATCTACTCCATACACATTAGGGTTTTCCCTACACTCCAATCCCCATTTCATCTTCACCCATTTTGTTACTGCATCCCTAGCTGGGGGATCGTATTGATCGTGAAGTGCTTGGTTAAATTGTTTGGTGGTCATGGGTGCTAGTTTGATAGGAAGTGAACTAGCAGAAAACTTGTGAAGGATGCAGCCTATCTCTTAGTGGGGTTATGGGGCTAAAGCAGCTTCTTTTTGGGCCTTCAGCATTGGCGCAGATTTACGGATTGTTTCTAGTTCCGTTTCAAACGCCTTCTCTATCTGCTCAATTGTAAAACCCTGCCTTAGAAACTTTAATACTAGATCGGTGACTTGTTGTTGCATATCAACTCCTAAAAAGGGATGTCATCGTCAATTGTAGGCTTAGGCATTTCGTCATCGCCCTTGGCCTTAAAGTTGCTGCGCTCCTTCTCTTTGCCAATTGCAATGCTAAAGAACTTACCATTCTTACCTTCCTTAATCCAGCCACTTAGCCAATGCTCTTTGCCATTGACCATAATTGTTCCAGCGTAATCAGGATGGGTCGGTTTCTCTTTGCGGTCATTCTTGAATAGCGATCCGCTACCTTCTTTTGGTTCATAAGCCATTATTTATTTCCTTTAATTTAGAATACATCTCACTCACTTCACCGAGGAATTTTTCTACTTCTGCTTCCATCGCCTTAATGTATTCCTCATCTCTCTCAAGGCGCACTACAAACAACTGCAAATCTTCCGGTAGGCGTGGGTCGTAACTTACAAAATCACACCACTCACGACCTGTTACTGCCATTTGGCATTGCATCTGCGGCACATACTTTGCAGGCGGTTTGCCACCCAATAAATACTTAATATGCGTTTTACTAGCTGGGCATTTAATCTCTACTAAACCAGTTTCACTAACCAGCCCGTCTGGGCTACATCCAAACCATTCTATCGTGGAATGATCTACAAAAGCAACCTGTTCTACAAATACATTGGCCTGCGCTTCATAAGCGATCCTAGCCATTGGTTCGGTCTGCGTACCCCATTCCATTGCCGCATTGGTAAACGACTCGCCTGGCTCGTTTGTGAGCCTTTGGACTACCAATTCTGTGCGGTAATCTTCCCTAGTGGCAGCCTCGCCCGATTTTCCTTTAGCCATGACATCAGCAATACGACTAGCCGTTACTTTGCCTAGCCTAATTGCCAACCATTCTGGCGATCCTTGCTCAATCATTTGACCGCCTCTAGCAACTCTTTTGCTAATTCATTGGTTCGTACTGCCGCCTGTTGCGCTGCCTCTGCATTGCCTTTCAGCTCATAGTTATAGAAACTTCGCAGGGTTTTGACAATATCTATATATACTTCTGAATAATCTCTCATTCTTTATCTTCCATTGATTCGTTAGTTGGCTGGGTTATAAATGGTACATCAGACAGCTCATCCATTTCCCATTTTTTAGCAAACTCAGCAGACATGGCATCTATCGCAGCGTTCCAGCCCAGCGCAAAGTATTCCTGCGGATGGTACGGAATCTTCTCTAGGTTATTGAAAGCCTCTAGGCAATGTTTGTTTATCATTTTTTCTTCCATTTATAGACAACACTACTGGTCTTTACCTCTGGAACAATATCCTCTATAGACTGGTTGCAAATCGCACGAAAATCAGCCCACTTCTTTTTGTAGAACTCCTGCTCACTAGCCGGAACATAATCATACAATTTTGCCCAGCGAATAGTAATGTCTGTTCCAGCCTTGGTATAAACATAATTATTTTGCACTTTTCTTCCCCTTATATTTTTGTTCTGCGGATCTTTTTAAACATACCCCACATCTCCATCTTGTAACTGGCCCAGTCTTTACCAACTTAAAATCACTAGCTGGTCTTTCCACCTGGCAACTAGCACAGAATTTCCTTTCCACCATCCCAACCTTCCTTTAAATATCCATACTCTGAAGCATCGCATACTGCTCTCAAATCGGAACACACATCGCACTTGTCCACCCATATTCTGTACTGGTGGTCTTTTGGTCTGTGTGTCCCCCATTTTGTTCCACATTCTGAACATACATTATCGGGTTGCTGTTGTGCTAGTTTCATTTAGCATCACTTTCATCTGCTCGTAAGCTGCAACTAATTTACCCTGTTCGGCCTTATTTTTGTTGAATTTAGGGTAAGATAGAGCGTAGGCGGTTCGGAGTTCGGCAGGGCTTTCTGCTGCCTGCAAATTGCCAATGTAGTAATCTACTGGGAACTCAGGCTTTGCAGTTAATGGCTCAGACGAATCGAGCGCATCGTGTTCTACAATCTCCATTGCCGTAACCCATAAATACCTACGCTGATAGGTTTCTACAGCTCCGATGTTCTGGACTTCATGGCATCCTTTTAGAGCTGCTGATCCCATTGGGCTAGTGATAACGACATTGCTGTTATCTTCCGTATCCACAATCGTTAAGGTAGCTATCTCTGTGCCGTAAGACACAATGCCGCAAAGCCCTAGATCGGAAAAGATGTTCTGTACGGTAGGCAAAAAATCACCCAGCTCAAAGTAGCGATACCCAGCAAACTTGTTATGACCTGACTTGGTAAGCTCTGTGTTTTGCAGCTTAATTCGTGCTTGGTTTAGTTTAATAAATACTGACATGGTTTTCCCCTTCACTTGGTTAAAAAATGTTCTGCAACAGCTTCTTGATACTCAAACGACAGGTAGTATAACTTCCTACCTAACTTCTCCCACTCTTTCTTTTCAATGCAATCACGCAGAAAGGACTGCAAATCGGGATCATTACACTTTTGTTGTAGAGCTTCGCCCCACTTAAATATATCAGATGGGTCGTACTCTGGGTCGTTCTTAACGGTATCGTAGATACGCTCTTGCAGATCCAAACTGTAATCGTCATCTGCTGGCTCGTAGTAGTTGTCGTTGTTATACATAATTATCTTCTCCACGAATTGTTTAAAAATAAAAACGCTGGGGGGTTCTGCATAGGACAATCATTAGTCTTATAGCATGGCGTTTGGTCTACTACATCATTCTTATAGCGTTTGATTGGGATGGGCGCACAGCCCACCAGAGAAATTGCTAGGATTAGAGCCAAGGCTTTCATAATGTATATGCTCCAATACGAAAGCCATAAGTGCCAAGAACTACAAGCACGATAACAAATCCTAACAAGCCACCTAAAATAATATCTTTCATTTCATACTCCTTCACGAGTGTTTAAAAATCTCCCCCGAAGGGGAGTGTTTGTTAGGCTAACTCTACAGCTTTTTTAATTTGGTTTACATCAAAATTAGTGAATAGATCGCAAATTGCTAAAACCATTTCTTCTGATACTGGCTCTTTTGTTGCCAAGATCAATTCTGCTTGCGTTAGAACAAATGTTGTGCGGCTAATTTTGTTGCCTTGTTTAGTTGTGTATTCCATTTTGTTACTCCTTCACGAGTTGATAAAATTTACTGCATGGATAAATCTTAATCCATAAATGTAGAGTTTTTACAAGGAATGTAGAAATATTTACAAAATGTTGCTTTTTTGCACTATGTTGCGTTTTTGCAAAGGTGTAGAATAAAAGTCTACATAGGAGAAACCATGACCGCATTTGAAAAACTAATGGCAGAATTTGGCACAATCAAGAATCTATGCCAAATCTTAGGGGTAAAGTATGTAACGGCCTATGCCTGGAAGATGAGAAACGGCATCCCTGCTAAATGGCATCAGAAGATCGTAGAAGCCTCGGAAGGTCGTATTACTGAGCAAGACCTTGGCTAATAGCCAAAACAGCCGTACAGTCGCTTTGCTGGAGTCTAGGGGCTATAAGTGTGATGTAGTAGAGTCGTACAATAGCTTCACAAGGCGCAAGAAAGACCTATTCCATATATTCGATATATTAGCTATAGGCAATGGCGAAACGGTAGGTGTCCAGATCACTAGCAAATCCAATATGAGCAGTAGGGTTAAAAAGATTAGCGAGTCTGAATATTTGCCCGAACTCATACGCAGCAAGTGGCGCATCCTTGTTTTGGGCTGGTACAAACAGCCTAATGGCAGATGGGCTTGCAAAGAAACCGAGTTGTGAGGTAAGATACCATTTCCTATGTTGGAGGCTCAAACGACATACCAGCGACATAGGGATACAGCGCTACTGGGGGTAAAGGATGAAACAGCGCAATATAGGTGGCGAAGTTAGTGCCTATTCCTTGAACGACTGACGGGTTCTGTAACTCCGATGGAGCAGATGAAGGCGAATCTAGGTAGGCTAGGTTCGTTCACCGAAAGAGCAGTAACCTTTAATACTACTAAGTCTTATTAAAGACTTGTTAATTATGTATCTCATTAGATACAAAACGACAATGCAACTGCATTACTTACAAAATGCCCCGATCAGTAATTTTTGTGTAATTAACTACACTTTTTCTTACATTCTTCCCGATCAGGAAACTTTTTTCTACACGCTATATGTGCTAGGTTGCTGTGCAAAAAATCCTGTTAAGTGCATGAATTATCAATAAAAAACCATGCAAAAATGTGACATGGTTGTCCGATATTTGTATATCTTTTTCGGACATAACAGTCTAAATTTAAACTTTAATACCGACATAAGTATTAAAGAAGTCGTTAATTAAACCATTACAATTGATGCGACCCCAGCCTTGGCGAATACTCTATCTGACTTTGAGTGGTTGGCTAAAGCGCATGGGGTCGTATATACATTGTCTATACAAAAAAACACTTGCACAAATGTAGATTTGTAGATTAGTATTTAATTTATGAAAAAAATACGAGCATCTACAGATGGCTTATGCGCTCAAGCCACATTTTGCTTTCCTTCCTGGGGAAACAAAGAGCTGCGAAAAAAATGGCTTGAAGACCGCACATTGCTTAAAGGTATTCTGAACGAGGGCGAGGTTATTCTTACCCCAGTTCAAATCCTTACAGATCCCAAAAATAAAACACTAATGATGGACAGCGTTACCGGAAGTCTTTATCGGGATGACGGATCTTGCTATACATCCGACAAATTAAAATTAATTGAGATTAAAGCAGAAAAAGATTTAGACAAAGTATTGCTAAGTATGAAGGCCATAAAAGCATTAGGAGGAGCAAGTGCCAACTGAGTTTATTCCGTTTGCTGGTGAAGTAGACATCAGCAAAACTGCTATGGAATTAGCAGATGAGTTAGAAAGCGCAATGCAGTTTAGTAATGCAATGTATGCGTTAGTAGAAGCAGCAGAGATGCTAAGAGCGCAAGAGCTAAAAATCCGTGATATGCAGATGCGGATAGATAGCCTTACTGTTTACACAAACTATGGAGCGCACTAATGAACAATAAACCCGTAGCGTGGAGAACACATTACCCAAGTGGGTGGGAATATAAAGATGGCAATCCACCTTTTGAATTAAAAGAAAATTCACAACTTCTCTACACCCATCCAGCAAAGACACTAACAGATGAGGAAATAACACAAGTGTTTGATGAGTGTTACCCAAATAATGCTGATGGTGATGTAGTTACTTTGATTGATTTTGCTAGAGCAATACTAAGAAAGGCACAAGAGAAATGAGTTTATGGCAAGCAGCAAACGATATAGAGGAATTATCATACAAACTTGCTAATGTAAGAGATATGGTTGAGCTGGTCGCAGCAGATGTTAGCGACCCTTATAGTGGTGCATTGTGGGCCATCAAAGATATGATTGAGCATATTGAGGATAAGGTTGCCAAGCAAGCAGATGCGGTTATGGAGCTGTATATGGCAGATCTAAAGAAAGCCAAGAAAAAATGAGCTTTACCATTTACGAGCCAAGCGGTCAGATGTTTATACAATGGTTTTCTAGCATAGACTTGCTGATTGCAAGCATGGTAAAAAATCCACAAAACATTTATCACAGAAATAAATGAAAACACTAAAGTGGGTAGGAACTATTCTTTGTTTGTTTGGCATACTGCTGACTGCACTAAACATCTACCCAGCTAACATTCTTATAGGATTTATAGGCTCTGGCTTGTGGGCTGCGGCTGGATACGCTCAAGACGATATGGCCTTGTTTACAGTAGAGATAGTAGCTGTTGCTTTTTACTTTGCAGGCATAGTATTATTTGTAACCAGTCAACTTAATAAGTGGGGGCTTTTATGAGTTTTGATGCGTTGTGGGGGATGTATCCAAGAAAGGTAGCAAAGCGTGTAGCGCAAAAGAGTTTTGAGCGCCTCACACAAGCAGAGCAAGCATTGGCATTAGCAGTAATGCCAAACCATATTACTTATTGGAAAACGCAGGATACGCAACTAGCGTACATACCGCATTTAGCCACTTGGCTTAACCAGTATCGGTTTGAGGATCAGATTGTCATTGAGCCGCCAAAAGTAAACAAGCGACCAGAGTTGCCTTGGTACAGCTCGGAAGAACTAACGATAAAAAAAGCACAAGAGATAGGAGTACAAGCGTATGCCGGAGAAGGATGGCAGCAATGGAGAGCTAGGATCAGCAATAAGATTAAACAACTCGAAGAACAGCTATAGCGAGGAATGGCGTAACGAATGTGAGGCCAGGGATTTACTTACTTGGCCTTTAGCAAAAAGACGGAAACAACTAGCCTTAGTATTAGAAAAGCGTGGTGAAGTTGGGTACTACAAACTAACACAGGAAATGACTAGACAATGGACAGAAAAACAGACCATGCACTTGAATCAGCCCAATTTATCTTTGACCACTCCGACCAGTACGCAAAAGCGTACTCAAGGCGAATTGCTTTAGAGCATCATATAAAAGCAGAAAAAAGCGTACAGATGATTGCATCTAGCCAGCCTAGCATTTCCGGCAAGGAGATGGAGGCGCAAGCCAGCGACTCTTTTAGACAAAAGATAGATGAGTTAGAAGCTGCGGCTTACAATGAAAAAAGGCTCTACAACCAAATCAAAGCAAAAGAACTAATGATAGAGATATATAGAACAGAAAGTGCTAATAATCGTATTCTTGATCGTGCTGTAAGATGATTGATTTACCATACTACATTGGGCTGGCTATATTTATTGCGCTAGGTATATCAATTTGGGTTACATTTAGGTAATGTATAGAAACAAAAAACTGCTTGAGTATGCAAGAAAACTACCCTGCCAACATTGCGGCATTGACGATGGAACAGTCGTTGCGGCACATAGTAACCAGCTTCGAGATGGTAAAGGTAGAGGACTTAAATCGCATGATTACCGTATTGCGGCCCTCTGCTATAGCTGCCACTCGAACCTCGACCAAGGACAAGTGCTGTCAAAATCCGATAGGGTACAGATGTTTGAGGATTCACATCGTTCCACTATTGGTGAATTTTTTGAACGGGGATTTATTACCGTATCCTAAGACTACAGTTCGAGCGGATCAAGTCCTAATTCCGTAGCCACAAGTTTGCAGCGATCTCTAAACGCTTTTCCATGATGTAGCCATCTATCGCCCTTTTGCCGATGAAAGCTCATGTGTATCATCTCATGGCATAGTGTAGTTAATACGGTGTAATAATGGCCGCACCTAGCAGACGATACCGTAACGCTATGCTCAAAGTCCTCGCCTGTATCGTAGAGATATGTACCCATAATCTCAGGGTCAGCAGTAACTACGAAATCAACTTCTTCTGGTAGTGGCATCTTCCAACGGCTGTACGGATAGCAACACGCTAAAGAAGCGTATAGATTGCTAAGTACGGCTGGAGTCAGTTTCATGCCTTCATGCCATCATGCGTTACACACGGTTAATGCAGCCCCGAAACTCAAACTCATCTTCTCCGCTTACTTGGAAAATCTCTGGCAATAATAATCTTCCTTTTTCCCAAGATAAAAGCACCCCTCCAGGCCGCCAGTCACGAGGGTTATCTTCCGTGTATTCAAAGGCCAAAGAGTGCGGATCTGCTAATGTTCCAGTCTGTACCCCATAACGAGTACCCATATTAAAATTAGGAGATAGGTCTGTCCAAGGCTCAATCTTTAGCTGGTGCGTGTGACCAGTCACGATATTTATGCCCGCCATTTTAGTATTGATAAATCCATTGCCACGAAAGCGATGCTTAATAACAGTATCCTCGTTTACATAGAATGACCAGCAAGATTTCCACATGGGGAAGAAATCCTTTAATTCTGTCATTGGCAAACCTTCTAATGCTGGGGCGTTTCTGGCGATATAGTTGGTCAGCCTCGCATCGTGATTTCCGGCAGTCCATATAAGAGGTATATGTTTAGGCGTAACCGCCTCAATGCCAGCCATCATCTCAATGCAACATTCTAATTCTTCTTTTGCGGTAGGAGCTTTAGCCCAGCCCATTCGTGGATGACTAGACACTTGACCAGACCCATCAAACATATCTCCATTTGCCACGACTGCCTTCAATTCACCTTTAAAATGTTGGATCATTTTCAAAAGGGCTTTATACGCAGTAGTTACTTCTCCTGGCTGAAAATGAGCATCAGAAAATACAATAACTTTGCCCTTGTCTTTTATTTCAATTCCACGCCTTACATGACCAGGAGTTTGTTCTACTTTTTTTAGGTAAGCTGGATTTTGGCTTGCAAATGTATCTAGTTGGATACCGAGCCTATTCTCAATTGATCTGCGCCTAGCATATACATTTCGTATCGCAATGTTATGAATTTTAGCAAATTCTTGTGGGCTGCCAGTTTTATTCCAAGAAGCAATCCATTCATCATCTGTTAGGTGATAGCCAGCCATATATGCCTTTGCTTTAAGATATTGAATATAATACAATAAATTACTGAAAATTAAATGACATTATGGAAGATCGGCTAAAAAACTGGGCTTGGTATGTTTCTTATGGGGTAATTGGCCCACAAGTAGAAACAACCTGTCGCTCGTTTGAGAAGAACTATGTTTCAGAGCTAGGTAATTTATACGCAGAGCCAGAGCCACATTATGAGCCTGACCATGTAGACGGTGATTTGATAGAGCAAGCGATTAAGGGTTTACCATTAAACCTACGGCAAGCGCTTAAACTAAGATATGTAAGCCATCCATACGCATCCATTAACCAACTTGCTAATGCCGCTAGAACAACAGTACACAGAATAGAGTCAGATTTACAAAATGCAAAAAAACGACTCCAGCATGAGCTGGATAAAAAAGCCAAGTCAAATCACTATACGAACTTGCTCACGGTGCAAGATCAGCAAATCGACTGAAAATGGAATGATGGAGATATATGGCAATGGTATATACCAACGATTCGTCTGTAAGACCTGCCATAGTAATAGCAACAAAGACGGCTAAATGCCTTCCTGTGCTGTTTTCGTCTATTGACCAGTATGTGCCATTAGATGTTACCGTTATCATCTCTGGGAGCGATCTAGAGCTTCCTAGACACCAAACCATTAACCTGCCAAATAACGGCACTAACTATGGTGATTCATACAATGATGCGGTGCAATATGCCTTTGATATGTTCCCTGAGATTATTGTCGCAAACGATGACATAGTATTAACCCCTAGTAGTTACCCTAAACTCATGGAAGATGTAGTGTTGTTAAAAAACCACAAACTAGGCTGGGTATGCAGCAGATCGGATTATGTGCGTGGGCTACAAAACATTAGGAATGGCGAAGTACGCAATGGAATCAAATTTGTAGAGGAAGATCAAATATTCCCAAGCGATGTACTTTCTCCTCTTTTTGGCTGGGTTAGTCGAGAAGCCTGGGTAGATTACAAGCCAATTAACTGGTATTCAGACGATATACAATGTCTAGAGATGAGGGCAAATGGTTTTGTAAACTATATTAGTCGCTCGTATGTTCACCATGTAGGAAGCCAGACGATTGGTATGGATCACCAAAAGAACAACCTAGAAGCGCAGGCATGGATTAAGGTGTTTATGCCAGACTTGTACAAGTTGTGGTTTAGTTAAAAAAGCGTTAAAATTGTCTTGGGCAAGTTCGCCTTAAATTCTCTTGACACCATGAAACCACAAAAAACTACGATTATGATCGGTCTGCTGGGCGATAAGCCTAAGATGGGCGAAAAAGAAGAAGGTGGTTTACTGGCAGAGGATAAAAGCTCATGCCCATTAGCCACTCAAGATGCCGATATTAACAAGGGCAATATGAAAAAGGCCGTTCTCACAGCCAATTATGGCGAGAAGGGCGATGGCGAAGGCAAGTGTAAGGCTTGTGAATACTTCTGCACACCAAAAGAAATGCCTGATTGTGGACTAGAAAAGACAATGGGCTACTGCGAAATCTACGATTTTATGTGCAACCAAAACAACGGATGCGATGCCTGGGAAGCTATGGGCAAAGAAGAAGAAATGGAATCTGAGTACGAGGATTAATGGCTCATCCCCAGCAGTTTCAATTTGTAGAGTCTGTTAGGTCGGAATATCCCGATAACTTCTACAATGCAAAGGTTTTAGAAATAGGAAGTTTAAATATTAATGGCACAGTCAGAACGCTATTTGCTGATTGTGATTATTTGGGTGTAGATGTAGGGCAAGGCAAAGATGTAGATTTAATCTGCGAAGGGCAAAAGCTAGACCACCCAGACAACACATACGATACAAGCATTAGCTGTGAGTGTTTTGAGCATAACCCTTACTGGGCAGAAACCTTTAAGAATATGCATAGAATGACTAAGGTAGGTGGATTAGTCCTATTCTCCTGCGCTACTACTGGCAGGCCCGAACATGGCACTAAGAGCAGCAGCCCTCAAGATGCTCCGTTGATCGAGTGGGATTACTACAAAAACCTTACAGAAGAAGATTTTGATGTAAAGGGTATGTTTACACAGTATCAATTTTCTACCAACTCAGGATCTTGCGATCTTTACTTTTACGGAATTAAAAAATGAAACCTGGACTCTACAGTAATATCAACGCCAAACGCAAGCGTATCGCTGCTGGATCAGGCGAAAAGATGAACAAAGTAGGCAGCAAAGCTGCTCCATCTGCCAAAGACTTCAAACAAGCAGTTAAAACTGCCAAACCCATGAAGGCCAAAAAGAAATGAAGATGAGCAAAAAGCAAGCCAAGATTGGCAAGGTAATGGGCGAGTACAAAGAAGGTACTCTACATTCCGGCAAGGGTGGCAAGGTAGTTAAGAATCCTAAACAAGCTATCGCCATTGCTATCTCAGAAGCAACCAAAAAAGCTCGTTATAAAAAATGACAGACTTAGAGTTGCAGGCTCTCTTACAGAGCATTGCTAATCAAAGGGGCGGCTATAGCGACCCATTGCCCAGAGAAACAAGCCCATACACTATGCCAGACCAAATTAATCCTGCGTTTGAGCAATATATGGCACGAGTATTCCAAGGTGGGCAACAAAATCAATTTTCCCCAGTAGGTTTAAATGGTGGTGGAGCAGGCTTTAACACAGGCAATGTTAAGGGCATGGGTTATGGCGGTAGATTAAGCGCAGACCTGCCGCTAACCGAACAACAGCTACTTAACCTAGGTGTTAGCGGAATGGCTAACGATGTTACTTATGCTATGGGAACACCATATCAAGGTAGAAGTGCTAGAGCAGACATTACAGGCATAGATGCTACATTGAGGGACTTAGCTAGAAATCAAGAGTTTGGCGCATCTTTTGTAAAAGACCCAATTAAAAATGAGCCGTTCTACAGCCTGTTTTACAGAAAGCGTTTCTAAATGAAGATTAGGGATGCTGCCAAGATATTTGAGCGCATAGGTGTAGCTGGGTATAACAAGCCCAAAAGAACTCCTAGCCATCCCACTAAAAGCCATGTAGTAGTTGCTAAAGAAGGCGATCAAGTTAAGACAATCCGTTTTGGTCAGCAAGGCGAAAAGGGCAGTCCAGATGGCAGCGCAAGGAATAAAGCATTTAAAGCAAGACACGCTAAGAACATAGCCAAAGGCAAGATGAGCGCAGCGTTCTGGGCCAACAAGGTGAAATGGTGATATGGCTTTATTAGACGAACAGGTTTATAGAGGCTACCCACAGATGGGCAGGCGCAGAGCCATGCCTAATACCGATGTAGAGATAAATCAAGGGCTGCTAAGAGGCGCATCTTACTATCCGTATGATCTACTAGGCTCACCTGTAGACCTTATCAACATGGCACTTACGCCTTTAGGATTAGGATCAGAAAAGCCTGTAATGGGTAGTGCTTATTTGCAGGGCTTGGCACAAAGAGCTGGCCTATCTGCACAACCCACAGGATCTAATGCAGAGAATGTAGCTAGATTAGCTATGTCATTAACAAACCCTGCTGCTGGAGCTAGGGCGGTAGGCAGGGTAGTAGAGCCAACAGTACAATCTTTAGGGCCTAAAGCTGTACAGATGGCAGAGAACTATATGCGCTCTACTGGCGGCATAGCAGACATTGTCCCAGTAAGTAATGTTCCTGTAACAACTAGGTCTGTAAGCCAGTTTGACCCAAGATTTGACCCAAGGGCAAAAGAGCAGGAGCGATTAAAAAATCTTAAAACTGTTATTGAAGGCCAAGTAACGCCACAGCAAAAAACGGTATCGCTTGTAGACTTTGAGGGCAGGCCATTCATTACCAGTATGTCAGACAGAACTGCTGCTGGTGGAGAGCTGGTAAGAGTTAATGATGTAAACCTTAATAGGCCAGTTGGTTTATTAGGCGGTCAAGACTATATGTTTAACAACGCTGGACAAGTATGGGCATCTGCACAAAAGCCTGTCACAGATATTCTTGAATTGGCTCAAGATTTGAAAGCGCAAACTGGTCAAAACCCATTGTATATACCTTGGAGAATGACTCCATCAGGCGGTGACTTTGCCAACATGACATACGAAACAATGCTTAATTATGCCGAAAGCGCATTAAGCAAAACAGATAAAAAAGCACTCAATAAAACAATTAAACAGTTGATCCCAGATTGGAAAGGGATTGACTCAAAGGAAAGTATCCAGCAGTTTAGAGATGCACCAGACACCATCAGAAAAGAATTGATGAATCAGATGGATGTCAATTTTAGAGATGCTGGCGGCCTAAACATTGGAGAGGCTAGACTAGCTGTTGCTGATCCTAAACAATTAAATAGCAGAACTTTGGACATAATGAATGTGGGCGAGATATTTGCTGATAGGCCAATGATTATGGATTCTGGTCATCCATCTTATCCAAGGGGCATAGCAGGGCAGGGGATCGGGATTATTGACCAGCCTAGAAGTGTCTTAGAGTTGTTGCCACAAGTGGTAAGGGATAGAGGCATTGCAGACCCTACAAACTGGTCACAGGCAGACAGAAGGGCTATGGAGATGAAACCCTATGGTGGCATCATAGATGAGCAGTTACTAAAGGCTCTTGGATATTAAGTATTCTGGTTTAAATGTAGAGGCAAACTGAGCATCGTATTTGTCCGTTAAGAATGTCATAACTTCTTCAATGGAAACAGAATCAACTCTTTTGCAAGCACAGATGGCCTCATGCCTATTAAGGGCGTGTAGCATCTCTGGCGGCATAGGAACTTCTACATTGATTACTGGGGATAGTTTCATAAATTCTCCTTGGTTCTACATTTTACTATACAAGCAATATTAAAAGTGTTGTAGAATAGCAACATCATCAACCATTAACCCAAAGGGAATGGAATGGAAAACGCTATAGAAAACAATAATGTAGAAGTTGCACCAACTAATAAGGGTGGTGCGCCTGTAGGTAATCAAAATGGCAAGAAGGGTAAGTTGTTCTACAACCAACTTAGGATCGCCTTAGTTCAAGAGGATAGCCGCAAGCTGCGTACTATCGCACAAAAGCTAGTAGATGCAGCAGAGCAGGGTGAGCCTTGGGCTATCAAGGAAGTGATCGACAGGGTAGACGGCAAGGCTGTGCAGGCTACCGAGATAAGTGGATTAGATGGTGGACTATTGGAAACCATAAACACAATCAACATCGTACTTAAAAAGCCTGATGGAGCTTAATGTAGAGTTCCCAGAGAAGTTAGAGTTTCTGTTCCAACCGAGCAGATACAAAGTTCTCTATGGTGGGCGTGGTTCTGGCAAGTCTTGGGGCGTGGCTAGGGCATTGCTAGTCATTGGTCTGCAAAAGAGTACAAGGGTGCTATGCGCCAGGGAGTTCCAAAACTCCATTAGCGATTCTGTTCATGCTTTATTAGCAGATCAGATTAAGTCTATGGGGCTAGAGGACTTCTACGAAATACAGAATACTGCGATATACGGCAAGAATGGGACTGAGTTCTTGTTTGCCGGATTAAAGCACAACATCACCAAGATTAAGTCTTTTGAGGGTGTAGATGTATGCTGGATAGAGGAAGCGCAGACTACCAGTAAATCAAGCTGGGATACGCTGATTCCTACAATCCGCAAGGAAGGCTCGGAGATATGGATTACATTTAATCCTGAGTTAGATACGGATGAAACCTACAAGCGCTTTGTAGTGCAACCACCTAGCAATGCGGTAACGCAGAAGGTGAACTGGTCTGACAATCATTGGTTTCCTAAGGTTCTACAAGAGGAAAAGGATGATCTCAAAGAACGAGATATGGATGCCTATCTCAATGTATGGGAAGGCAATACAAGGCAAGTATTAGATGGTGCTGTGTACGCTAAAGAGTTAAGGAAAGCCCAAGAAGAAGGCCGTATCAAAGATATAAACCAAGATAAGGCTATCGAAGTAAGTACATTTTGGGATATTGGCTGGGCAGACATGACTAGCATCTGGTTTGTGCAAACGATACCAGGCGGTGAGGTAAGGGTCATAGACTTTTATCAGGACTGCCAAAAGCCTATAGATCACTATGTAGAAGTCTTGCAGAATAAAGGCTATGTCTATCGAGATCATTGGCTGCCGCACGATGCCGAGAACAAAAATATGACAGGCAAGAGCGTTAAAGATATTATGCAGAATATGAATCTGCCAGTAAGGATAACCCCTAGACTGTCTATATCAGAAGGAATCAACGCAGCTCGTATGCTAATGAACAGATGTTATTTTGACCAAAACAGATGCGCTGAAGGTCTACAAGCATTAAGACATTATCGGTATGATGTAAACCCTGATACCAAGATGTTTAGTGATAAACCCTTACACGACCAGCACAGCCACGCCTCAGATGCTTGGAGGTATGCGGCAGTAGCGTTAGACGAGCAACCGAACAACTGGAACAAAGCAATTAAGATCAACACAAAATGGATAGTCTAATGGATGAAGGCACACTAAAAGGCATACTCGATGCCGAGATAGATAACGCTATTGGCTTTATCGAGAGTGAAACTACAGATGACCGTAGGAAAGCCCTTGAATACTACAATCGTTACGAATACGGCAATGAAGTAGAAGGTCGTAGCCAAATCGTTACAGGCGAAGTAGCCGAGGTAGTCGATGGTGCGTTGCCACAACTACTGCGTATCTTCACACAGTCAGACGAGATTGTGCGCTTTGAGCCTAAAGGCCCAGGCGATGAAGAAAAAGCAAAGCAGGCCACAGAGTATGTCAATTGGGTAATGAATCGTGATAACGATGGCGTACTGCTAATGCACAATTGGTTTAAGGATGCGCTCTTGCAAAAGAACGGAATCGTTAAAGTCTATTGGGATGAGAAGATTGATGTCAGCAAAGAGAAGTATCAGAATCTTACTCAAGACGAAGTGGCAATGCTGCTGAATGATCCAGAGGTAGAAGTAGTAAACCAAAAGACTACAGAGGTAGCTCCGGCAGGTGTAGATGAGATGGGGATGATGATTCCACCTATCTTCTCTTACGATGTTAAGCTCAAAAAGACTAAGAAAACTGGTAAGGTAATTGTAGAGAATGTACCGCCAGAGGAGTTCTTGATCTCCAAGAAGGCTAGGACTATTGCTGATGCGCCATTTGTAGCCCATAGAAGGCTTGCTACTCGCTCAGAATTAACTGCAATGGGATTTGATAAGGATGTTATTGATAACCTTCCTACCTATGCCGACCTAACCTATAACCAAGAGAATGTGGCTCGTTTCGATCAGGGTGAGCAGCCAAGCGATCAGGCAAGCCTAGATTTCTCTATGCAAGAGATCGAGGTAATGGAAGTCTATATCAAGGTAGACTTTGATGGCGATGGAATTGCTGAGTTGCGTAAGATTACCTATGCTGGAACGGAGATCCTTGATAACGAGGAGGCAGACTTTGTGCCATTCTGTTCCGTATGCCCTATCCCTATGCCGCACAAGTTCTTTGGTCATAGCCTAGCAGATCGAGCAGTAGACCTACAACTGATTAAATCTACAGTTACTCGTCAGATCCTAGACAATCTATACATGACCAATAGCCCAAGAATGGGTGTAGTTGAAGGCCAAGTAAACCTAGATGATCTATTAACCGTTACAGCTAATGGCATAGTGCGTATGAAAAATACGCAGGCCATCATCCCATTGACAGTACCACCAACTGCAAGCCAATCATTCCCATTATTGGAATACTTGGATTCTGTACAGGCTAAGAGAACTGGTGTATCCGATCAGATGAATGGCCTTAATCCAGATGTGCTACAAAACAGCACAGCAACGGCAGTAGCCATGATGCAGAACAGCGCAGCAGGCAAGGTAGAGTTAATTGCTAGGGTATTTGCTGAAACAGGCGTAAAAGACCTATTCCAAAAGATTCTACAATTACTCTGCAAGTACCAAGATAAAGAGCGTATTGTGCGTTTGCGTGGCAAGTATGTATCCATTGATCCTAGAGAGTGGACTAATGGCTTTGACATCTCTATCAATGTCGGTCTAGGCACAGGCAACAAGCAAGAGCAGATGGCTATGATTGCTATGGTATTAGGCAAGCAAGAAGAAATCCTCAAGACTGTAGGCATTAATAATCCATTGGTAAGCCTTACAAACTACAGACAGACATTAGGTCGGTTTATTGAGGCTGCTGGCTTTAAGGACTCTAACGAGTTCTTCCTAGAGATTACTCCAGAGCAAGAGCAAATGATGGCACAGCAAGGCCAACAACAGGGTCAGCAACAAGATCCAGCAATCGAGGCTTATGTAGCTCAGATGCAGGCTAAGATGGCAGCAGATAACGCCAAGGCAGAGAACGATATTCAGATTGCCCAGGTTAAGGCAGAGGCTCAGATCAGACTCAAGCAGCAAGAGTTTGAGATGACTATGGCACTTAAAAAGCAGGAGTTTGAGTACGAGGCTCAGTTAAAGGCATTGCAACTAGGCGCAAAACTATCACCAACGGCTAATATTCCTAATGTCATATAACAAGGCAGAACGGGCTAGAGCCTATTTATCAGATGAGTTCTTTCTAGAACTTGTTGAAAGTCAAAAACTGTTGTATTCTAACAACATATTTGGCAGTAACGAATACGATGTAGAAGTGCGAGAAAAGAACTTTCTCAAACTTAAAGTGATGGATGAATTTATAGCGACAATCCAAGCATTAGCTGATGATAAGCAAATTGCAGAGAAACGCTGGAAGATTTTATAACCACCTTAAAAGGTAAACAACATGAGTGAAAACACCAATCCTGTAGAGGGAAGTGTTAATACAGTAAATGATGCGGCTAACGCATTTTTGTCTATGATGGATTCACCAGAGGAGAAAGCGCAAGCTCAATCGCAATCTGAAGAATCGGAAGTATCGGATTCAGACGAATCCTACGAAGATGAAAGTGCGGAAGAAACTGTAGAGTATGAGGATGAGCCTCCTGCAACAAAGACATTCAGAGTCAAAGTTGGCAATGAAGAAGTCGAAGTTTCAGAAGATGAACTCCTAAGTGGCTACAGTAGGACAGCAGACTATACTAAAAAGACTCAGGCTTTGGCTGAAACTCGTAAGGCTGTAGAGGCCGAAAGAGGGCAGGTCGAAGAAGCTAAGAAGATGCGTGATCTTTACGCACAACGCTTAGAGGCTATCGAGAGTGTTCTACAAAGCCAAAACTCTGTAGAGAACTTGCAAGAGCTAAAGGAAACCGATCCTATTGGTTATGCAATAGCGGTAGCAGAGCGTAGTGAAAAAGAAAAGCAACTTCAAGCTGTACAAGCTGAAAGACAGAATCTTGCTAAACAGCAGGATGCCGACAGACAGCAAGCACTACAGAAACATCTTGCAGAGGCAGCAGAACAACTGAAAGAGGCGATTCCAGAGTTTAGGGATGCCGCTAAAGCTGAAATTGTGCGTAGGGACATTCGTACTTATGCAAAATCAATCGGATTTAGCGACCAAGAACTAGCTCAAGTGTATGACCCCAGAGCAGTTAAAACGCTATACAACGCAATGATGTACGAAAAGCTATCAGGCAATAAGGGTGCAGCCGTCAAAAAAGTACAGGATGCGCCAAAGGTACTAAAGTCTGGAACTTCCAATCCTGGCAGTTCACAGAATGAACAGATGAAAAAGCAGTTTACTCGCCTCCAAAAGACCGGCAAGAAAGCTGATGCAGCAAAACTTTTTGAACAATTTATTTAAGGAATTAAATCATGGCAACATATCAAACCTATACCTCGATTGGTAATCGGGAAGACCTTTCGGATGTTATTTATTCGATTTCACCAACAGATACCCCAATCATGTCATCTATTGGCAAGACCAAGGCAACTGCTGTTTATCACGAGTGGCAGACTGACTCATTGGCAGCTAACACTACTGCTAACGCATTAGTTGAAGGTGCAACTGCATCTGACATTACTGTTTCTCCTACAACTCGTTTGGGTAACTATACCCAAATCGTTGGTAAGACAGTTATGGTTTCCGGCACTTTGGAAGCAGTAGACAAGGCTGGTCGTAAGTCTGAGAAGGCTTATCAATTGGCTAAAGTATCCTCAGAGATCAAGCGTGACATGGAAACCATCATCACGGCTAACCAAGGTCAATCTGCTGGTAACGCCTCTACAGCTCGTACATTAGGCGCTTTGCTCTCATACATTAAGAGCAACACAAGCAAGAATGGTACTGCTACTACCGGTGTAGACCCAGTAACTATCGGTGTTTCTACTCGTACAGATGGTACAACTCGTACCTTCACAGAAGCAATGCTCAAGACTGTTATTGCCTCTGTATTCTCTGCTGGTGGTACACCTTCAGCTCTGTTTGTTAGCCCAACACAAAAGCAGGTAGTTTCTGGCTTTACTGGTTTGGCTGCACAACGCTACCAAGTGCCTACTTCTGGTCAAGCGACAATCTTAGCTGGTGCTGATCTTTATCAGTCCGACTTTGGCGTATTGTCAATCGTTCCAGATCGTTTCATGCGTAGCCGTGATGCTCTGATCCTTGATCCTGAGTATGCAGCATTGGCTTTCTTACGCCCATTCCAAACAAACGAGTTAGCTCGTGTTGGTGATGCAGAAAAGACACAAATCTTGGCTGAGTTCACTTTGGAAGTTCGTAACGAAGCTGCACATGGCGGTGTTTTCGATCTGTCATAAGTAATGTAGAATAAGGGGATTGGGAAACTGATCCCCTTTTTCTAGGAGAATGTATGTCTGATCTCGGTAAACGAGGAAATCTCGGTGTAGTAGATGGAGTTATCCGTACTGCATACGCAGATGGTGATGGTGGAATAGTTATTAAATCAGAAGTAGATTTAACCGATTTTACGGATCACACGAAAGAACAATTTAATGCTAGAAGTGGTAAAACAGGTTGGGGTGATAGTGTATATGACCCTAAAAATAAAATTGCTTCATTGCCTGCTGAGATTATTAACTCTCTCAACAAAGAAGGCATAATGCGTGGCTACCACATACTAGACCAAAAGGCTTTAGTAAAGTGGTTGAATAACCCTGACAACAGAGTATTCCGTACAAGGGGTGGCACAGTATGAGGATAGGTATCTGCGTTCCAGCAAGAGGGCAAGTAGAAATATCCACATCGTTTGACTTATCTGCATTAGTTAATTACACAGCAAAACAGACGAAACACGATATTAATCTGTACACATCTACAGGCACACTAATATTCGATCAACGCAATGCGTTAGTAGACTCTGTTATTAATGAGCGATGTGATTACCTAATGTTTATAGATGCTGATATGCGCTTTCCAAAAGATGCGCTTGTTCGCCTTTTAAAGCATAATAAAGACATTGTTGGCGTAAACGCTACGACTCGATCAGAGCCAGTAAAGCCTACTGCCAAGAACATTAATTATGAGGAAGATGGTTCTGTATCTTGGCTGCCGGTATATTCCAATGTTAAAAAAGGAATAGAGAAGGTAGATGCCATAGGGTGCGGTGTCATTCTCATTAAAAACTCAGCATTTAAGAAAATAGAAAAGCCTTACTTCTACTTTGAGCAATTGCCCAATGGGAAGTTATTAGGTGAAGATGTTTACTTTTGCATTAAAGCGAAAGATGCAGGAATAGATACTTATGTAGATCACGATCTCTCAATGGAGATAGGCCACATAGGTAATTACACATACGGCTGGCATAATATTGAGGTGTCCTAATGGGCTTTGCAACATACACAGAACTAAAGACTTCTATAGCCAACTATCTAGGTCGATCCGATTTAACAGCAGTCATCCCTGACTTTATTACCTTTGCAGAGATTCGCCTGGCTAGAGAAATCCGCACTCGCCAAACTCTCAAGGTTGCTACAGCAACAATGACGGCTGGTGATTCTACTGTTGGTTTGCCTACAGACTTCTTAGAGATGCGAGATATATTTACCCAAGGCAATCCAAGAAACACGATTAGCTATTTATCGCCTTCTTTGTTCTCTCGCAATGCTAGGGCTGGTGAGTCTGGTCTGCCGGTGTACTACACAATTATTGGTTCTGAAATCCAATTTGCTCCTGTGCCGGATTCTGCTTATGTTGTAGAGATGCTTTATTACTACAAGCCAACGCCATTATCTGCAAGTGTAGCTACAAATGACTATCTAGCTAACTTCCCAGATGCCTTGCTTTACGCATCCTTGGCAGAGGCAGAGCCTTATCTTATGAACGATGCCAGAGTGCAAACTTGGGCTACCTTATACGATAGAGCAACTTCTGATATTAACGGCTCAGACGAAAGCTCAGAGTACGCTGGAGTACCGCTAACAATGCAATTAACCTCACGATAGGATTATCATGTCTGCAATTTCAAACTACCTAGAGAACGCATTAATTAACGCTACTCTACGCAATACAACTTTTACATCCCCAGCAACAGTCTATGCTGCCTTATTTACTTCTGATCCAACAGAGGCAGGATCAGGCACAGAATGTACTGGCACAGGCTACACTCGCAAGGCCATCACCTTTGCTGCTCCTTCTAATGGAGTAACAACCAACTCTGCTGCTGCCGTTGAGTTTGACCAGGCTACAGGATCATGGGGAACGATTACCCACTTTGCTATTTTTGATGCCTTAACAACTGGCAATATGTTGTACTATGGCGCACTAACTACATCCAAGACCATAGCAGACGGAGATGTATTTAAGTTTGCTACATCTAGCGTTTCCGTAACTTTAGCGTAAGGCTAAACCATGTCCACTATTGTTACCAGATCAGGTAAGGGATCTCCTTTAACCCATGTAGAAGTAGATGCTAACTTTAATAACCTTAATACAGACAAAGTAGAAAAGACTGCTGCTGCCATCACAGGCGGCACAATCAATGGCACTACTATTGGTGCTACTTCGGCAACTACAGGTAAATTTAGTACATTAGAAGCCACAGGAAATTCTACGCTTGGCACAGGTTCTAGCCAATATATTCAAGTTGAAGGCGGTGCAACAGCAGTTTTACTATCTGCTCAAGGTGCTGGTACAAATATTCCATTAGCTTTACAGCCTAAAGGAACAGGCGCATTACAAGCACAAGCTACTACATCTACTACAGCAGGTGGTAATGCTAGGGGTGCTAATGCTGTTGATTGGCAGACTATCCGTTACAACGCTGTTCATGTTGCTTCTTCTAGTCAAGCAGTAATAGCAGGTGGTAATTCTAATACGGCAAGTGGAACACGAAGTTTTGTAGGAAGTGGATACAACAATACAGCATCAGGCACAGATTCTGTTTTAGGCGGTGGGTTTATAAATACTACATCAGGAGTTTATGCCTCTGTAATAAGTGGATATGCAAATACAGCATCAGGATATTACGGATTTGTTGGTAATGGGTTTACAAACTCTACAACTTCAAATTCAGCAGTAACCACCCAAAGCGGTACGATGAACGCTACCACAGCCGTAACGCTATCGGGCTCAAACGCATCAATTAAAGTTGGTCAATACATCACAGGCACATCTATTGCTAGTGATACCTATGTAGCCGCCATTAGTGGAACATCCTTAACTTTAAGCAAAATAGCATCAGGTTCATCTACAAGCACTCTATCTTTCTTTACTCCTCATGGAGTAGTAGTAGGCGGTGGTAATAACCAAGCTACAGGTAGTTATTCATTTATCGGTGGTGGTGGTGATGCTGGTACTGCGGCTAATAGGAATGTGGCTAGTGGGGATTGGTCTGTAGTGGCTGGTGGTTGGAAAAATGTAGCATCTGGTGAAGCGTCATTTATTGGCGGTGGTGGCTCTTTTGGGGGCGGTGTAGCTGGAAATACTGCGTCTGGCACTTCTTCTGTAGTATGTGGCGGTTACAGTAATGTAAGTTCTGGGACATCTTCTGCAATTGGTGGCGGTAATAATAATACGGCTTCAGGAACTAGAAGCACAGTTGTTGGTGGCACTTATGCAACTACAAGAGGAATTACGGGAAACACAATATTAGGAACTCCTGATAGGTCTATAGCAGGTTCTGCTGGTGTTTCTCAAGCTGGTTTACTTGTATTAGGAGTGCAAACTACCGATGCAACTGCTACAGCATTGCGTTCTAGCACAGCAGCCGCAGGAACAACAAACCAAGTAATACTACCTAACAACTCCGCTTACTTCTTTAGAGGTGAAGTGGTATCAGGCGTAACTGGTGGTGGTAACACTAAAGGGTGGACTATTGAGGGTGTTATTAAACGAGGTGCTAATGCGGCATCTACAGCCTTGGTCGGTACTCCTACAGTTACTTCCATGTACGCTGATGTAGGTGCGGCTACTTGGGCTATTGCTGTAACAGCAGATACAACCAATGGTGGATTAAGAGTTACTTTTACAGGGCAAGCTAGTACGACTATCAGAACTGTATGTTCTATAAGAAGTACGGAAATGACCTTTTGATGCGTAAGCCAAGAATAGAAACCAAGCCCCGCAAGACTAGATTGACTTGTGAAAATGCCCATTTAACTAGAGATAAACAATGGTTAGAGGCTAGGTATTTTGACGACAACTTATCTTTGGCTAAAATTGCAAAATTAATACCTTGCAGCACTAGAGGTATTCATCGTTGTTTTGTAAGGCTTGAAATACCTTTTAAACCAAAACACATTACCTATGGCGAAATAAATTTAAACCCAGCCAAAGGTGAACGCAATGGTAATTGGAAAGGTGGTTTGCCTAAATGTATTGATTGCACAAAATTGGTTAGTGCTAAAGGTTACGAAAGATGCAAGGAATGCGCTTCCAAATATTATCGTGGCGAACAACATCATTCATGGAAGCCAGCAGACCAGTGCGTAGGCGGTGAAGTATGGAAAATTAGAAATTCCATTGAGTACAAAGAATGGCGAATTAAAGTGTGGTCTAGGGATAAAAACAAATGTAGAGTATGCGGAATCCGCAACGACCCAATGGTAGCCCACCACCTAGACGGATTTAATATATTTCCTGAGAAGCGTTTTGATGTAGATAATGGCGTTACTTTATGCGATAGACACCACATTGCTTTTCATACAAACTACGGCTTTGGCAATAATACTAAGTCCCAGTTTGAGGAATATTTGGCAACCACAACTGAAATGACATTCTAAGGAGATTTACATGGCACTAAAACTAGCAGTAGAAACCCAATTTGGCGTACCAGCCCCCGAAGCCTACGCTCGAATCACGAACTTCTTTGGTACAAAAGACCAAATCCAAGTTCAAGTTGCAATCTATTACAACGAAGATGCTCGGCATGGCAACATGGCTACCGTTAAAGAAAACGCACATTACATCGCTATGGAAGATTTAGAAGGCGATTTAATCCCTGCAATCTACGAAGTATTAAAGACTTTTAGCGATTACGCTGGTGCAGAGGACTGCTAGTGGCCTTTGCAGATCAATATGTCGTATATGGTTATTGGGAATACGATTATTGCGTAGGAGATGTATTAGCAACAGATGGTGCTGGCTCGATTGATGGCATAGGAACTATAAGCGGTAATCCTATAGCGGTATTTGCTGGTAATGGATCAATTAACGGTATTGGTTCTACATCTGGCGATGGCATTAGGATGGCATTGGGTGGCGGTTCTATTAACGGAGTTGGAACAGTAGTATCAGAAGGAATAAGGCAAGCATTAGGCGCTGGATCTATCGATGGCATAGGATCAATAAATGGCCTTGGAAACTTTACTGCTAGTGGAAACGGATCAATCATAGGATTGGGAACAGTTTTAGTAAATGGCAATGCAGTATTTTCTGCTAACTCATCTATAAATGGAATCGGTACAATAGTAGTTATTGGGTATCGAATTGGTGAGGAGTGGAGCAATTCTAGTGTAGGATCTAATACATGGACTGCTGCATCAGTTACCGGCAACAACTGGACAAATAAAAATACAGGCAGTAATACTTGGACACCTTCTAGCGTTACAAGTAACAATTGGACAAATAAATCAACGGGAAGTAATACATGGCTACCTCAATAGTAGAATTTGGCGAATGGCTACCAGACCAAGCTGGAATAACTGGCGCTATACAGGATGCCTACAATGTCGTTCCCCAGGCAGTAGGCTATGGCCCATTCCCTGAGTTGGTAGAGTTATCAGGCGCAGCAAGCGAAAACCTAAACAATGTATTTGCTACTAAGTTTGGTGGCACTACTACCCTATTTGCTGGTGGTTTTACTAAACTATTTAAGTACAATTCAACTACATTAGCATTAGCAGATGTATCTAAAGTTGGTGGATATTCTGGTACAAATCGTTGGACTTTTGCACAGTATGGGCCATCTCTCATTGCTGCCAATGGAGTAAACAAACTACAAGTATGGAATCTAGCAAGCTCTACAGCGTTTGCTGATCTAGATGCCGCAGCTCCTACTGCTAAGTTTGTGACTACAGTACGAGATTTTGTGGTCGCTGGCAATGTATCCGGAGAGGAATCTACTGTTTATTGGTCTGATTTAAACGATGAAACCGATTGGACTCCTGGCGCTACAAGCCAATCCGATAGCCAGGTCATTGCAGATGGTGGCGATATTCGTGGTATTACTGGTGGTGAATATGGATTAGTTTTCTTAGAAAAAGCAATCTCCAGAATGACTTATGTAGGTGCGCCACTATTCTTTCAGTTTGATACCATTGCTAGGAATATTGGGTGTTATGAGGCAAATTCAATAGCCCAGTTTGGTAATTTAGTATTTTTTCTAGCTGATGATGGATTTTATATGTGCGATGGGCAGACAGTTACACCTATCGGAGCAGAAAAGATAGATCGCTACTTTTTTACCTTTGCAGATCAATCTGAAATAGATAAGATGAGCGCTAGTGTAGATGTCATTCGTAAACTAATCGTTTGGCAATACACAGACATTTTTGCCCAGAAACGGTTAATAATCTACAACTTCCAAACTAAAAAATGGTCTGAGGCAGAAACTACTTCTACTTATGTAGCAACATTGGCACAAGCTGGAGTAACCCTAGAAGGATTAGATACCTTTGGGAATATGGATACCATTGATACTTCCTTTGATAGCCGTATATGGGCTGGCGGTAAGTTTGTATTGGCAGGGGTAAAAGATACCAAAATTGTTACTTTTACTGGGTCTAATAAGTCTGGCTATGTTACTACAGGCGATCTAGGCAACGGAAACCAGTCAATCATTATGTTAGCCAAGCCAAAGGTAGATACTGGCTCTGCAAGCGTTTCTGTAGCCTCTAGAGCGTTGTTAAGCGATGTGCCTACATTTGGTACTGCTGTAGCCGCAGACAGCGAGAATAGGGCATCCCTGCGCTCTGGTGGCAAGTACCATAGAGTAAGGGTTTCCCCTACAGGCGCTAACTGGAAAACGGCTGCTGGTGTAGAGATTGATCTAGTTCCCCAAGGTGGTAGGTAATGTTTCGTAGACTTCCTCCTATTGGTGGCGATCAACGAGCTGTAGCTGAGATCGTTAATGGAATGATGGATGGCAAGACCAACAATACTGGGTCTATTACCTTAACTCAATCTAGTACAACTACTACTCTTACAGATGCAAGAATATCTAGAGATACTATTATTTTGTTTATGCCGTTAAATCAGAAGGCAGCACAAGAAATAGCATCAACTTATATTTCAGCAAGAACAACTGGATCAGCAACGATTACTCATGGGTCGCATAACTTTGATATGACCTTTGGATATGCTTTAGTTGGATAATTACCACTTTTCTACCAATTGTAGGTAAAATTATGGTATGCAAAAATTCTATGTAAAACCAGAGGATTTAAGGCTGTACTGGGATTATGTTAGAAAAGGTTTATTAAAGATTTTAAGTAAGACACCCGAAGGATGGATTCCAGAGGATGTATATGTAGAATGTTTCAATAACAAGGCTCTTTTATGGGCTTTCTCGCAGGACAACCGAATAGTAGGCTTTTCGGTTCTGCAACCCCAAGGCGATAATCTACATATATGGTGTTCATATTTTGAGCATAACCTCGATCCTTGTTGGCAGGCTCTATTAGAGATCGCTAAAGCTGGTGGAGCAAGTACAGTAACTTTTGACTCTCATCGTAAAGGATGGGATGTAATAGCAAGAAAATATGGGTTTAGACCTAGAAAATGGATAAAGGATATTTGATATGGGCGGAATAGCAAGCGCAGTTGGCGGAATTTTTGGCGGTGGTGGCGGTGGTCAAACCGACATGAGAACAACCACTACTCGTAACGAAATAGATCCAATGCTCCAGCCTTATGTACAGTTTGGACTAGGCGAGGCAAAACGCTTATACGAATCACAAGGCCCATCTTACTTTCCAGGGCAGACCTATGTTAGCCCTACAGCAACCACCTTATCTGCGCTACAAGCCGGTGAGCAAAGAGCTGGGGCTGGATCTCCTTTACTAAGAGCAGCACAGGCTGAAAACTTAGCTAATGTACAAGGTCAGTATCTAGGTGGAAACCCTTTCTTTCAAGGTGCTTTTAATCCTGCTGCCAAGGCTGCTCAACAATCCTATTACGATGCTATTCAAAATGTAACATCTAAGGCTGCTAGTGCTGGTCGCTATGGATCTGGCGCTTATGGTCAATTAACAGATCGTGCCGGTGGCACTTTTGCAACTGCGCTTACTGATACTGCTGGCAAACTAGCCTATCAGAATTACGCAGACGAAAGAGCAAGACAGGTTGCTGCTACGGCTGCTGCACCTGGCATGGCAGAGGCAGACTACGGAGATATTCAGCGTTTACTTGCAATCGGACAGGGCAGAGAAGGTTATGCCCAGACTGCATTGCAAGATCAAATCAATCGTTATAACTACGAGCAAAATTTACCACAAGCAAAACTGCAATCATTCCTAAGTGGCGTATATGGCGCACCTAGTGGCGGTATCTCTACTTCTACTCAGCCTATCTACTCTAATCCAGGACAACAAGGCCTAGGTAACTTGCTAGGCATTGCCGGTACAGGCGCACAAATTTATGGTGCATTTAAATGAACCTAAGTTTCCTAGATGATCTTTTTAGTGGTATTGGCGGTGGTTTAGCTGATGTAGATAAATTTGTAGACAGAGAAATGCCATTTGATTCTGGATGGGGATTTCCTGCTGCTGTATTAGCGGCTATTGCTGCTCCTCAACTTATTCCTGCTTTTGCTGAAGCTGGCGGTGCTGCTGGAGGCGCTGCTGGTGTTGGTGCAGCAGAAGGAGCTGGAGTTGCTGCTAGTGGTGAATCATTTTTAGGAACTACGGCTATCCCACAATTTGACATGATGAATATATTATCAAGTGGGGGTGACTCAATTGGTTCTGGTGGAATGAATGGTCTTTTATCTAGTTATGGTTTGGATGCCGGCTCATTTGCTGGTCAAGAGGCTTTTTCACTTCCAAGCTCTGCTTACACTCCAGAATATTTGGATATGCTTGCAAAATCCCAAGGTGTAGATGCTGGCGATGTAAGTTTCTTAGATAGATTGCTTGGCAATACAGAACAAGGTTTATATAAGCAGGAAGGACTTGCTAAACAAGCATCTAGTCAAACATTAACAGATATGTTGAAGAAACAATCTCAGCAGAAAGCACTTAGCCAACTTACTCAAAGTGGGTCTAATATGCAACAACAAAACAACGCTCAACAAGCAGAACAAAACAGAATGGCTCAGTTACAAGCAATGATGCGTAAAGGACAAGGGGTAGACACAACTACTGCTTTGCTTTCTTTATTGCAAGACAGAGAGCAATCAAGACAACCTAGAATATCTTTAATCTGAGGCAAATATGGCAATAATTCCATCGTATTATGAAGGCTTATTATCAGAAGATGATATGTCATCTCTGCGTAACCAAGCACTTGCATCTGGATTATTAAGCGCAGGCGCAGCATTTTCTAGAGCTGGCGCACCATCTACGATGCCACAAGGAGGTGGCTTTACCGAGGCACTACAAGGCTTTAATCAAGGCTATACAGGCCAAGTAGATTCTGCGTTAAATAATATGTTAAGAGCTACTCAGGTTCAAGAGTTAGTGCGTAAGCAAAAAGAGGCGCAACAGTTAAGACAGTTATATGCAAGCGCATATACTCCAGAAAAACAAATTGCTCTGCCATCAGAAATAGGCCCTACTGTAGTAAACACTCCAGCATCTTTTGATATGGCAAAAATTATTCCTCAGTTAATGTCTAGTGGATATATTGACCAAGTAAAAACTGCTGCTGAGGCTACAAGTGCTTTAAAAGAGTCTGGCCTTATTCCTGGTGGCGGCACTATGAAATTCTCTGATGTTGCTGGGCCAGTAAAAGAGGCAATACAAACTCTTGGCATTAAAGATGCAAGCGGAAGGTTAAAGACTCCCGATATGTTCACAGATGAAGATAGGGCAAGGGTAGCAACTTATATTACTTCTTCTGATGTAAACAAATCTCCAAAAATTAATGTATCTGATCCTACTGCTGTTGCTAAAGCGCAGTCTGAGAATGTTAAAGATTTTAATACTCAGATTAAAGACTTTAGAGAAGTAGGAAGAAGGTACAACGCAATGGTAGAGGCGCATAAAGATAAAGCAAACCCAGCCACAGACTCTACTTTAATTTATGGCCTTGCAAAAATTTATGACCCTGCTGGTGCTGTTCAGCAGGGAGATATTGCAACAATTAAGGGTAAGCGCAGTATTCCACAATCCGTTGTTGGTTTGGCAGATAGAGTTGGTCGTGGTGGAACTCTCACAGAACAAGAACGAGATAATGTAATTTCTACAGCATATAGCATGGTTAATAGCTATTCCAAATCCGTTCAATCAGATGTAGATACTTACAGATCATTTTCTAAATCGTTTGGCGCAGATCCAAATCAAATTAAAAATCCTTTTGAGTCAATTGCAAAGCCAGATTACATTTTTGTAACTATTGGTGGTAAACAAGCAAAAGCTACAAAAGCAAAAGATGGTGCGTATTACATCCAGCGTGGCGATCAATACTACAAGGTGAGCGATTAATGGTTACTCTTACAGCCGTTCAAGGCAATCCGTTTGAAGATCAAGAAAAGAAAGTTCCTAGCCAATCTACCAATGTAGATTTGGGTTTGCCACAGTTACCAGTACCAACAGCACAAACTCCAGAGATTACAAGTGCTATGGTTGGCCCTATGGAAAGTTTTAAGATGTTTCTTGGGACTTTATCAACAACAGACCCAAGAGCATTGCAAGATATTGTTTTGAAGTCTGTAGAAGGCTCACAAGGCGGTGAAGATGCTCAAGGAAACCCTTATGTTGTAATTGGTGGAAAGCCATTCTATACGAATAAGACTGGGCTATCCCCTGTGGATGCTATTGGTTTTGGTGGTGATTTGCTTGCATTTTTACCAGTTGGAAAATTTGCATCAATGGCAAAAAATGTAGCTACAAGATTAGGAATTGCTAGTCTTGCTAGTGGCGCTATTTCAACTGGAAAAGAGATAGGGGCGCAATTACTGGGATCAGAGCAACAAGTCGATACAACTAAGATTGCATTAGATGCTGCGTTTGGTGGCGGCGGTCAATTGGTTGGCGATGCTCTCACAACATTTATTAGAAATAGAAAACCAGTATTTAACGCTAGTGGAAATATATCTACTCAATTCTCAGACGAGTTAAAAAAAGCTGGAATCAACATTAATGATTTTGGATCAAAAGGACAAGAGGTTCTTGTTTCTGCTTATAAGAATTTAGGATCATCTTTTTCTAAAGAGGCTGAAAGAGTAACTGGCGCAGCAAGGTCTGCCGAGGCTGGTGGCATCCCATTAACAGCTGGTCAAGCTACTGGAGATGTTCGCCAAATAGCAAAAGAAGAAGCAATGCGCCAAGGTGCTAGAGGCGGTATTGCTCAAAAGATTATGCAGAAGTTTGAGGAAGGCCAAAAAGCTGCTGTTGGCCAAAGAGCAACGGCTATCGGTGAAGAAATTGCTCCAGCATCTACAGTAGCAACGCAAACCGAGGCTGGTGGGATGTTGTTTGAAACATTAAGGGCCAAGCAAAAAGAACTCAAAGGTGCAGCATCAAAAGCCTACAATGAAACAGATTTACGGACTTTGGCTATACCAACAGAAACAACATCTACATTAACAAGTAAGATTTCTGATGTTATTAAAGAAGGTGATTTTATTCTTAATAAAGAATTAACGCCTGCTGCATCAAGTGCATATAATTCACTTGTAAATATTATTCCAAAAATAGACAAAGCGAATGTATCTCAAATTAATTTAAAATCTTTAGAATCTACAAGAAGAACATTGGGTCAATATTACAAAGCAGCAGCAAATGATGCTGATAGAAATGCTGTAACTATGCTTACAAAACAATTTGATGATTGGCTAGATGACACAATCACAAAAGGTCTTGCTAGTGGCGATTTAGATCAATTAAATAAATTAAAAGATGCACGAGCATTATCAAGAGATTATTTTAGTAAATTTAAAATAGACCCTAAAGCTCCCGATGTAGATGCTCAAAAGGTTATTGATAAAATTGTTAGTAAAGATTTAACGCCAGTAGAAACAATGAATTATTTGTTTGGCGCAGCAAAGCTAGGTGATAACCAAACAGCCGTAAGAACTGCTAAAAAATTCAAAGAAATTTTTGGTGAAAACTCTCCAGAGTTTGATGAGTTTAGAAGGGCTGCTTATTTAAGACTTGTACAAGATACGCAAGGAAACATAAAACCAGCAAGCAAAATTGTTGGTGAGGTAGATGAACTTATCCTTGGTCGTGGATCTGCATTAGCAAAAGAAATATTTACACCAGAACAAACAAGGTCTTTAAAACAATTTAGATCTGCTATTAGCAAAACATTAACTCCAGCAGAGGCAACAAACCCATCTAAAACTGGTTATGAAATTGCACGACTTGGAGAAGATATATTTAAGGGCGTTGGAATTATGAGTGCGATAGGCGGTGATGTTGGTACTGGCGCAGCCATTAGTGCTTTTGGTGGTGTATTAAAACCAGCAAGAGGCGCAATTCAAGCAATGCAAGCAACTAGGGGGGTAACTGCTCCTGCTTTACGGAGTATGTATGGTGCGCCTGTTGGTGTTGCAAGTGGTAATTTTGCTGCCGATATGCTAAGAGAAAGAGAAGATATGCAACTAAGAGGATTATTAGGAGAGTAATTATCGCTCCATATAATCCAAACATTGCATAAGAAATATGACCAATTACAATTGATAAAGCAATAGATAAATTTTGCATAAAGGCTAAAGATGGCAAAGACTAAGATTTCAGAGTTTGATAGCACACCAGCTAACAATACAGATATAGACAGTATAAACATAGCAGAAGGCTGCGCTCCATCTGGCATTAACAATGCTATTCGTGAGTTAATGAGCCAACTAAAAGACCAACAAACAGGCGCATCAGGCGATAACTTTACTGTCGGTGGAAACTTAGTAGTAACTGGTACATCTGTACATACTGGGGCTACTACCTTTACTGGTGCTGTAGTAATGTCTACTGCCTTGCCTGTGGCATCTGGTGGAACAGGAGCATCTACGGCTGGTAATGCTAGGACAAATTTAAGTGCTGCTAGTAGTGGCGCTAACTCAGACATTACTTCTATTACTGGTTTGACTACTGCATTAACTGTAGCACAAGGTGGTACAGGCGCAGCAACCCATACATCTAAAGGTGTATTAATTGGTAATGGTACATCTGCTGTAACTACAGTATCACCAAGCACATCAGGAAATGTATTAACTTCAGACGGAACAAGTTGGACATCTGCTGCAAATACCGGCTCTGCTAAAGCATGGGTAAATTGGAATGGAACAAGCACAGTAGCTATTCGTGGCTCTTACAATGTATCGTCTATTACTGACAACGGTACTGGAAATTACACCGTTAATTTTACAACTGCCATGCCTAACACTAATTATGCTACCGTAGGCGTTTGTGCATTAAGTAGCACCGTAAATCCTGGGGACACAGAAAGAGGTTTTACTCCTCAAGACTACAACACAACATCTATTAAATATGTTGTTACTGATAGTTTTTCAGGCATAGACCCATTGTTTTGTAATGTTGTAGTCTTTAGTTCTTAAGGATAAATCATGTCACAAGTAATTATTTTTACTAACTCTAACGGTGGTGTATCTACCTGCATCCCCACAGGTGAAATTAGCATTGAAGCTGTACTTGCTAAAGACTGCCCAGCAGGTGCAATCATTGTTGAGCAATCTTCTTTGCCAACCGCTAATGACTTCTATGACGCATGGGAATTAGCTAACGGAGTAGTTACTGTTAGTTTTGCCAAAGCCGTAGAGATTACTAAGAAGCGTTTACGAGCAGAGCGTACCCCACTTCTAGCCGCACAAGATGTAGCGTTTCAAAGAGCGCAAGAATCAGGTGCAGACACAACTTCTATCGTTGCTGAGAAACAAAGACTGCGTGATATTACTAACATTACCGCTACAACCTTAGACGAATTACGAGTATTGAAAGCCTAATTATGTCAGACAAGCCAACTCTACCCCTTACAGACGAGCAGATTGAGCATATCGTTGAGCGAGTAACTGAGCGAGTTATTAGCAATGTATATACATCTGTAGGCAAGTCAGTCGTAACTAAATTCTTTTGGATAGTAGGCGTTGGTGCTATTGGCTTAGTTACCTACTTGGCTGGCATTGGTCAAATTAAGGTGGGCTAAGATGTGGACTACGGAATTATTGAAGGGGTCAAAGGACTTACAGATAGCCTTGAAGCAAGCAGAGTTGCAAGTAAAGGGCTATCTAAATCTATTGAAAATATACAACAAGATGGCGTGGATGTTGCCAAAGAACGAGCAAAAAATCGACAGATCGCAGAAAGAGAAGCAGAGTTAAGAAAAGAACGAGCGTTAATCAAGGCTTTACAGGCATGGAAACATAAGAAACAAATTAGCGATGAAGAAGCAAATCTAAAGATAGAGTTCGTTAGGAAGTATGGCGCAAAAGAATGGGATGCGGTTCTAAAAATTAAGCTAGATATTGAGAACATGGAACGCAAATCTAACGAGGAATATCAACACGATATAAAAGCAGTAAGAAGGGTACAGTTTTGGTGTTTTTTTGTAGCTGCATTTATTGCGTGGTATTTAACTTGGGGTATTAAATAATGTTTACTTTGCTTACAACTCTCATATCGTTTTTGGCTGGTGGCTTGCCAAAGCTGATGGATTATTTTCAAGATAAGTCTGATAAGGCGCATGAACTACAGTTAGCACAAATGCAAACTGAGCGTGAGTTAAAGATGCTCAAAGAAGGCTATGTAGCCCAGGCTAGAGTAGAGGAAATCCGCACAGAGCAGATCAGCATACAAAGCGCAGAGAAAGAGCGTGAGGCTCTTTATGCCCACGATATAGCCATCGGTCAGGGCGCAGCACAATGGGTCATTAACGCTAGAGCATTTACCCGCAGCTTTATTACTTATGGCCTGTTTATTCTATTTGCTTTTGTAGAGATATTTGGCTTTTACTATGCCGTTAAAACTGGCGTAGATTTCACCATTGCCCTTGATGTATTGTGGGATAACGAAACTCAAATTGTCTGGGCTAGTGTTGTTTCTTTCTGGTTCGGAACTCAGGCCTTTAAAAGCAAATAATGCTTGACCATAGAGTCATTGAGATGATTAAACACCATGAGGGCATACGAGTGCGCCCTTATCGGTGTCCAGCTTTATTATGGACTGTAGGAGTTGGTAGAGTTATCGACCCTAATCATATAAAGGTAAAACTTGAAGAAAGAAAAAATTTACCAATCCCAGATGGATGGGACAGAACTCTCTCTATGGCAGAAGTGGACAAACTGTTGGAAGAAGATTTGGCAAGGTTTGAAAACGGAGTACGAAGATTATGTCCTAATGGCCTTACTGCTGGTAGGTTTGGCGCACTTGTTTCTTTCGCCTTCAATGTTGGACTCGGCAATCTCCAAAATTCTACCCTTCGGATGAAGCACAATCGAGGTGAGTATGAGTCTGCTGCCGAGGAATTTCTAAAGTGGAATAAAGCCGGTGGCAAGGAATTAAAAGGATTAACTACCAGGCGAAAAGATGAAAAAGATTTGTATTTATCTTAAAATAAGTCTGTAAGATTTACATACTTAAAATGCTTGACTGGGACATCAAAAAACAACTCGCCAGCAGGAACTTCTATATTCTTGACCTCTATCAATGGACTGCCTTCAATCACCTGAGTTTTTGCCCAATACGCATGGATTAAGTCTTGAGTTAGTGCAAA